GGCGTCAACTGGCAGCATTGCGCCCACGCGGTATTCGCCAGCATCAGCTTTAGCTATGAGCAGCATTATCAGGCCGTGCGTCGATCCCATCGCTTCGGGCAGAATGAGCGCGTGCGGAATGACATCGTTATTGCCGACACCGAGGCGGCAATCTGGCGCGCAATCCACGGCAAGGCCGAGAAACATGATGAAATGAAGCGGCGCATGAGCGAAGCTATGAGGCGGGCGCAATCTGTCGCGGCCACGCGGGTAAAGTATGATCGCCCGCTTGACCTTGCGTTCCCGGACTGGATCAAGGAGGAAGTGCAATGACAAAGCAGCCGGAATATCAGGGCAACGGATGGGCGATCCACAACAGCGATTGCATCGAGGGGATGCACGCCATGCCCGCCAACAGCATCGATTGTGCGATCTTCTCCCCGCCGTTCGGAGACCTTTTCGTTTACAGCGACAGTGAGCGCGACCTTGGCAACGCTGGCGAGGGCGATGCCTTCATGGATCAATACCGCTTCTTTGCCGAGGCACTCACCCGCGTCATGCGCCCTGGCCGCATCGTCTGTGTGCATTGCACCGACTTGCCCATGCGGAAAGGCAAGCACGGCGCAATCGGCTTGCAAGACTTTTCCGGCGATCTGATCCGCGCGCATTCCGCCTCTGGCCTTGTGTATCATGGCAGGGCAACGATCTGGAAAGATCCGGTTGTGGAAATGCAGCGCACGAAGGCGGTGGGCTTGCTCTACAAGCAGATCAGGAAAGACAGCGCGATGAACCGCGTCGGGATGCCTGACTATATGCTGTTCTTCCGCAAGGACGCGCCCAACGATAGGCCGATCAGCCACGCCGCGCCGCAGGACAAGGAAGCGGTCAAGATTGCGAGTGAGTGGCTGGAGGACTTGTCGCGTCAAGGGCTTTGCGCTGGCGTCCCGCCGGATGATGTGCTGGCCGATCTTATCAAGGAGGCCGAATTTGACGTCATGGAGTGGCAGAAGCTGGCAAGCCCAGTCTGGATGGACATTCAGCAGGGCAACGTCCTGCGCAACTTCCGAGATGCCAAAGGGGCCAACGACGAAAAGCACGTATGCCCGTTGCAGCTTGATGTCATCCGCAAATGCCTGAGGCTCTACACCCGCCCCGGCGATGTGGTGATGGACCCGTTCAACGGAATAGGATCGACGGGCTATGAGGCCGTGAAGGCGCGCCGCAAATATCTCGGGTTTGAGTTGAAGCCTGAATACGCAGCCCAGGCCGAGCGCAATCTTCGGGAAGCGGAGCGCCACGGCGCGGACCTGTTCGCCGCATAACTTGCCCCATCACCCGCCATATGCGACAATAGACAGGACAAGAGATAGGGGCCGACAGGATAGACCGCACCGCCCCACAAGGGCACGCGGATACCCCGGTTCAATTCCGGGCGGCTCCACCAGATAAAGGAACGGCATGGCCGAAATGCACGAAATAATGCGGCTGCACGTTAAGTTTGACGAAGTGTCAGACCTGACAAGCAGCCGTCTATTGAGCATGGCCGAAGCGGCGCTTGATGTTGCCAAGCCTCATTGGCGCTATCATGTTCCGCAGATACGCCAGAAGATGAAGGACGAAATGTTCTTTGCTCTTTTCGCGGCTGCCATTGAGAACCCAGTCGGCAAGAGGTGCGGTGTTGCTATGAGTGAGGGCGGGCACGATGAGCAACCCGCCCCACCGCACGCCGGAATGTAGAAACACACCAACGCAAGCGCCGGGCGCATTGAGGATTTGAACCCGGAGCATAGCCTGAAAGCCGGGGCGGCGCTTGCGTGCAGGAGATAAGACAATGCCAGCCGGAAGACCTTCAAAATACGATCCAGCCATTTGTAAGCAAGTTGTGCCGTTCATGGCGGATGGTTACAGTGTCGCCGGGCTGGCTGGTCATTTGGGGGTTGCGCTGCAAACCGTCTATAATTGGATGGACGCACACCCTGAATTTATGGACGCCGTAAAGGAAGGGCAGGCCGCTGCGGCTATGTGGTGGGAAGACCGCTTGCGCAAGAATGCCCAGACTGGCGACGGCAACGCCGCATCTTGCATCTTCGGACTAAAGAACCGCGCGCCGAAGGAATGGCGAGACCGCAAGGAAATTGACCATTCGTCCGAGGATGGCAGCATGACGCCCACCACCATCATCATCAAAGGGGCGGATGGAAGCGGTAATTGAGATACCGCCCTCTCTCGTGCCGATATTCACGCCCGCGCGTGGAGCCGTCCAGTATCGAGCGGCATACGGCGGGCGGGGATCGGGCAAGTCACAGACGGCGGCACTTATGGCGGCTGTGTGGGGCTATGCCGAGCCGCTCCGCGTTCTCTGCACCCGTGAATTGCAGGTCAGCATCAAGGACAGCTTCCACCGCGAGATCAAGGACGCCATTGAGCGCACGCCCTGGCTTGCCGCACACTATGACGTGGGCGTGGATTACCTGCGTGGCCGCAACGGCACCGAGTTCATATTTCGGGGCCTGCGGCACAACACGTCCAGCATCAAGTCGCTTGCGGGGATTGACCTGACCATTGTCGAGGAAGCCGAAGACGTTCCGGAGGATAGCTGGCTGGCGCTGGAGGCAACCGTCTTCCGGCAACCCAAATCCGAGCTATGGGCCATATGGAACCCGCGCGTTGACGGTAGCCCGGTGGATAAGCGGTTTCGCAAGTCGCCGCCTGACAAGGCGCTGATCGCCCGCATCAACTACGACAGCAACCCATTTTTCCCCGAGGGTCTAGAGGCTCTACGCCAGAGGGAGCAACGGCGCCTTGATCCGGCCACATATGCCCATGTGTGGGATGGGGAGTATCTGGAAAACAGCGATGCACAGGTATTCGCGGGCAAGTATGAGATTGCTGAGTTCGAGCCTGAGGCGCTATGGGACGGCCCATACTTCGGGCTGGACTTCGGTTTCGCGCAAGACCCGACAGCGGCGGTGGAGTGCTACATTCACGGGGACCGGCTGTATATCCGTCGCGAGGCGGGGCGGATCGGGCTGGAACTGGACGATACATCCGCCTATGTGCGCGAGGCAATGCCGCTCATGGCGCTGCACAATGTCAGGGCGGATAGTGCGCGCCCCGAGAGTATCAGTTACCTGCAACGCCACGGCCTGCCCAATATCAAATCGGTGAAGAAGTGGCAGGGATCGGTGGAGGACGGCATATCCTTTATCAAATCTTTCGCCCGTGTTATTATCCATCCGGAATGCCGTGAAACCGCGCGAGAGTTTCGGCTGTATTCGTATAAGCAGGACCGCCTGACCGGAGACATCATGCCGAAGTTGGTAGACGCGCACAACCACTACATTGACGCCCTGAGATACGCATTGGAGCCTATGGTGGGCGGCTCTGGCGACGTGTTTGGAGTGCTATAGATGGCTTGGCCCTTTACCCGTCGCGAGACGAAAGAACACCCGAACGGCGGCGCTTTCATGTTGCCCGTGGGCGAAACGTGGTCCCGCAAGTCTAGCGCACAGGACTACATCCGCGAGGGCTACCAGCTAAACGTCATCGTCTACCGCGCGATAACGGAGATCACCAAAGCCGCCGCGTCAATCGAGATTGAACTGTATGGCCCGACTGGTGACGCTATTGAGGAACACCCGGCGCTTGACCTGCTAAAGCGCCCGACGCCTTCGATGACTTGGGATGCGTGGGTTGCCGAAATGCTGGTCAACCGAATGCTGTTCGGGGAGATGGCGGCAGTCTCGGGCAACGCGGGCATTCCGGCGGAAATCTGGCCGCTAAATCCAACACACATCAAGGTGGTGCCGGGTCGCGGCGGGCTTCCGGCTGAGTATGTGCATGAGGTCAACAACTCGAAGCGGGCCTTTCCGGTGGACCGCCTGACCGGCCAAAGCGAGTTGATGTTCGTCAAGACCTACAACCCCGACGACTATTGGCGCGGGCAATCGCCCCTCATGGCGGCTGCGCTGGCCGGTGACACGCACAACGCGGGGATGCGCTGGAACTACAGCCTGCTGAAGAACAGCGCCCGCCCGTCCGGTCTGGTGCGCTTCAAGGGCGGGTATCCAGGCGGCGAGGTAATCCAGCGGATGCGGGAATACTTCAAGGCCCGCATGACCGGCCCGGAGAACGCGGGGGAAATCCCCATGCTCGCCGAAGATGCAGAGTGGGTCCAGCTTTCGCAATCGGCGCGCGACATGGACTTTTCCAATACCATGCGCGAGATGGCGAAATACATTGCATCCGCGCTGGGCGTGCCGCTGCCGTTGATCGACAACGACGCCAGCACGTTCAACAATCTCGAACAAGCCAAGCAGCGGCTTTACACGGACACGGTTATCCCGGTTCTGGACGAGCTTATTGCCGCTTTGAACAACTGGCTCATGCCCCGCTTCGGCGACGGGCTGGAACTGCGGATTGATCTGGACACCATCCCAGCGCTGGAAGACCTGCGCGAGCGCATGTTCAACCGCGCGGTGACAGCTTATGAAAAGGGCGTGCTGACCCGGCAGGAGGCTCGCGAATTGATGGGCTATGAGCCGGAAGCGGATGGGGAGTTTGCGGCTTCTCAGCCGACTATCCCGCCGGATGACATGAAGGCGCTGGCCTATGGGCTGGACTTTGACACGAAGGCCGAGGGCCACAAGCCGACCGATGAAATGGCGAACGCAGCGCGGCGTGCGCTGGAGTGGCGCAAGGAATATGGCCGAGGCATGACGCAAACCGGCGTTGCGCGTGCCCGCGACATATCCAACCGGGCCAACCTCAGCTTGGAGACCGTCAACCGCATGGTGTCATTCTTTGCGCGCCATGGCGTCAACCGTGACAAGCACTACAGCGCGAAGGAACCGGACGGAGGCCCGACCGCATGGCGCATAGCCTGGGATGGCTGGGGCGGTGACGCGGGCCGCACATGGGCAAACAGGATCGCAGACGCGGCGGATGACTGATGGCCCGGAAACCGGCGTTCATCTCGCATGGCTTCGAGCGTGAGGCGCAAATCCAATCCCGCCTTCTGGACGTTCTGGAAGCCCGCTATCGGCGCAAGATAGCCGGGGCCATTGTGGCGGAGAGCGACCGGCTCGCCACGGAATACGAGGGGCTAGGCTTTGCGCCGCCCGCGTCGGACCAGCACTATCAGGACGTGCGGGCCATATATCTTGAACTGGCAGAGGCTTCGGCACGGACATTCGGGCGCCGTATCGTGGTGCAGGGCAAGGCCATGGGCCTGCTAG